CATATGAGCCCTAAAATGGAGATAAAATGAATAATCGGATCTTATTTCAAACCCATTTGCATGTCAAACGAGTAATAGAAAAAGATTTGAGAGTTTAAAAAAAAATAGCTAGTGAGCCCTAAATTCTCACTAGCAATGGGAAAATAACAGGTCAAAGGACACTGAATTACATCTGGCGATGTGCAAATTCGGATTAATCATAGTGTTCCTCTGTATTTTCTCGCAAACAAAAAGAGGAAACATTATGTCCAAGCCTTCTATTCAAAAAAATATTTCACCTGCCGAGCTATACGCAGAGCATTATCAGAATTCAGAGCCTAAGTTCTATACGCGTGTTCCTAATATCATCGATCATTTAACCTATACAGTTGAAGAAAACGGAAAGAAAAAAACCAAACGACTATCCGTTTACGCCAAAGAACTCTATAGAATCATACGAATGATCGCTTCGGATGAAGGTTCATGTTGGAATTCAACTGAAAGTCTCGCCAATAAAATAGGGTGCTCGGTTGGTTCGGTAGTCAACGCAAAAAAAGAGCTTTTGATGCCAATGGATCAACTTGATGGAAATGCTCTTGTTATCGAAAAAAGGAAAACCATAAAGAAAACTGGATCCAATGGGAAATCTTTTTGTACTGTCCTATGTACTCGAACAATCGTAGATATTTGGCGATGGAATAATGCTTTCATGGCGACTGTTAAATATCAGAATCAATATGGGGGTACGGATTCACATGGTGAATGTGTATGTACTACGGATTCATGGGGTGAATCTGTCCACCTAGGTACGGATTCATGTGGTGAAGGTAATAACATCCCTTCTAAGAAGAACCCTTTGTTAAAAGAACAACAAACCACGGCTGACGCCGCTCCTGTTTGTCTTTCTGAAAAGAAAAAAGGAAGGCTGTCTCTTTCAGGTTCTCAGCGTAAATGCTACGAATGGATGATGGATAACGGGTGTGATGAAAAGTCCGCTTATTACATGGCATCTAGTTACACTAGTCAAGAAATCGCTAATGCTTCGGAATACGTGAATAAACAGTTCAAGAAAAACAAGGCCAAAGACAACAAAATCGACAATCGTTGGGGATATTTTAGACAAACACTCAAAGGACGTTACTGGGAGGATTCGAAGAATGCGTAGAAATCCACACAGATCTCCCTTTGAAACCTACAAAATCAGAGCGGCAGTACGAAGAGCCATATACAAAAAAATTAGATCAAATCGCCTTAAAACCGCATTATTGAAGGATAGAGCATGCTACTTATCTCGTTTAACGCGCCCATAGAAACAGTTAGTGAAGCCAATAGCTCAGAACATCGCATGATTTCTTACAAAAGGCACAAGAAACAGAAGAAACATGTGGGCTTTTACATGAGTCAATTGTCTCTTTACAGAGATATGCCCTTAATTATAAAGTTGATCCGAATTTCTCCGAGAAAATTGGACAAAGATGAGAATTTACCTATGGCGTTTAAGTGGGTAAAGGATGCCATAGCAGATATTTTAATTCCTGGTAAACAGGCTGGTAGAGCCGATGACTCTCCCTTGTTTAAGTGGGAATATGACCAAGAGAAAGGTAACGTGAAAGAGAATGCGATTAGAGTAGAAGTGTATGAGAGATAAAAGAGTGCCAACGAATTGGCACCCAGTTTTTCAACCTACATCCGATAGGAGACCTCACCCTAAAATAACTTCTTTTTTAGGTCAATACCTGTCGAATGTAAAGCGGCTTTACAAGGATAAAAATGAAAGTTATTGAAGGAATTCCAGTATGGGGAGATCCATTACCCGAAGCAGTAGAACAAATGAAAGAGGCTGCCAAATATGACGCGGTTTACTCTGCCCTTATGGCCGATCATCATATCGGTTATTCTGTTCCTGTTGGAGGTGTTATTGCTTATGAGGGTCGAATCTGTGTCAATGGGGTTGGTTTTGATATCGCTTGCGGTAACAAGGCAGTTTTGCTTGATTGTGATTCTCAGGAAATTAAAGATAATATTTACAGGACTATGAATGAGGTCAACAAGCATATCTCTTTTGGTGTAGGAAGAAACAACAAGGAGACGGTGGAACATGAGCTATTTGATGATTCTATATGGGATGATATTGATATCTTACATTCCCTTAAGGATAAAGCGCGATCGCAACTCGGTACTGTGGGCTCTGGAAACCATTACGTGGATATTTTTATTGATGAGTCCAATCGCATTTGGATTGGGGTACATTTTGGTTCACGTGGCCTTGGCCATTCAATCTGCACACACTTCGTAAAACAAGCAGGAGGAAAAGATGGAGTCCATGCCGTCCCAGTCATTCTTAGTGAGTCTTCAGACCTCGGACAACAATATCTTAAATGCATGGAACTTTCTGGTAAATATGCTTATGCAGGACGCGATTGGGTGTGTAACCGAGTTGCACGGATCTTACGTGGATCAATTCTTGATGAGGTACACAACCACCATAACTTTGCTTGGAAAGAAACACATTTTGGTAAAGATCTCTGGGTTGTCCGAAAAGGAGCAACTCCTGCCTTTCCTGGCCAAAGAGGCTTTGTTGGAGGCTCTATGGGAGATACCTCCGTTATCCTTGAAGGGGTCGAATCTGAAGAGTCTGCAAGTGCTTTGTATTCCACTATCCACGGAGCAGGTAGAGCAATGGGAAGAGTCGCCGCAAAAGGAAAGAGAGGAAAGCCTGGACTCGTTGATAAGGGAGATCATGATGAATGGATCAAGAATGTTGGAGTCGAAGTACGAGGAGGAGGTTTGGATGAATCCCCTTACGCGTACAAAAGAATTGGCGAAGTCCTTAGCGCTCATGCAAGCACAATTAACATCTTACACACCTTACGACCCATCGGAGTCTGTATGGCCGACGAACGGGAATACGATCCTTATAGGGACTAAAAATGAATGAGTGGTTTAAACCAAAAGACAAGAAACCCGAGCAGGGAAAGAAAGTGCTTTGCATGCACGAGGGTGACTTGTATGTAGCTCAAAGATTTGCGGAATGCTGGTTTTCCATCCCTTTCCATGACTCTAAATTTTCTAGATATTTTGAGCCTGATCTATGGCAAGAGATTGATTTTCCCCAAGGATTAAAGGGGAAAATGAAAGTCTGTGTCAATGGTGGTTTTTATGACATAGACTCTTTAGAAAAATTCCATCCTGATGTATACCATCAACTAAAGGAGGGTCAAAAGAACCTATTTGACCGAAAAGATCATGGTGTGCAAGTGGATAGCCTACAACCCCCTAACAATTGAGCAAAGACGATTGATAAAAGAAGGAATAGACATGAATATGTCTTACTCCGAGATAGCAGCTCATGCAGGAAGAATAAAATCAGTAGTGATGAGAGAAGCCAAAAGACTAGGAAGACCTGAAGATTACGACCCTGATAAAGCGCAAAAGGACTTCGAAGAAAAGAATAAATTGATTGGTACGAAGAAGAGACCACGAGAAGAAAATAATAAAAAAACTAGGAATAAAAATGGAATGGATCGACGTAAAAGAAAAGCTACCCCCTCACGGACTGAGAGTGCTAGCCTTCTGCATGAATAAGAAATTCACTGAAGGGAATTGGAAAGGAATCGTTGATGTGGTCTTTGATAGCAATTTAGGATGGATAAGAGCAGAAAATGAAGGTGAAAAGGTATTTGTTACACATTGGTTTGACTATCCTATAGAGCCACCTGAATCAGAGGAAGAAGCAGAATTATAATGAAGAAGTTTTCCCATCTTAAATTACCTGGAGAACCTATTCCTTTAGATGGATTTGGTGGAATTGATCCACCCGCTGAAAGATTGGAAGCTAAATTAATCAATGTAAATGGCAGAGAAGAGCATGAAGCCATGTTGAGAGATACTGAGAAAATGATTTCTCTTGGATTAGATCCATATTATGAAGTGATGGTTTACTTAAAAAGATGGGGAGGATGGCTTCATGAAGAAGATAAAACAGACGAGAGATAAGAAGTGCAAACTCAGAAGATATGTTATTCCTTCTGATGGAAATAGCAATGTAATAGCTGCGAAAGATTTCACTTGTGATGAAGTTAGAGCCAGTCATGAAGAGTGGAAAAAAGAATTTAGGGATAGAAATGGAACTGATGAACTTTTATCAGTTGGATTCAAAGACGAGTCTTATGAAAAGTTCTGCAATGCAATCCAGGACTTTCTTTCCCAGTGTAAATGCAAAACATCATGTCAATTAAATCTAAAGGTATCTGTTGGAGAACGTATAGCCACAGCTAAAAAATTGAGGGATGAGGGAAAAGGACCTTGGGAGAATCATAAAGAATGACAGAAGAAAAACATTCAATCCTTTGTGAGAAATGCCAAGAGCCTATTCTGACATGGTTTGGAAATGTAGAATTGAAATTTGGTCCTCAGTTTGAGATTAGGTGTACGAAATGCGGAACTTCCCATAAGGTGAAGGTGAACCATGTGCGGTGAATGTAACTGGCCCATCTTAAAAATAACTCCTGGAGTACCAGGAGAAATTTTAACTTCAATTGAAGGAATTACCCATTGGATTCCATTGCCAGAACCACCAACAGAAATTACACGCAAAGATCTAGAAGAGACATACGATAAAGTAATGAAAAGTGCTGTGTTTTTCCCTAAATGCAATTGGTGTAATGAATCACATTTTGTTAGGGAAGTAGGTCCAAACTATATTTGTCCTGAATGTGAAAGTGCGGAAAGAGCCGCTGGAAGACCGTTGATATTTACATCACCTGTAAGAAACGCATATTTTGAAATAACGGAGGAAAAATGAGTTGGATTTCTCATGATGATAATTGGTTTAACCTTCGCCATTTTTTCCATATATGGATAGAAAAAAGTGATCTAGGATGGTTTCTGATGGGTGAAATGCTGAACGGAGAAGAAGTATCGCTAAGCCCAATATTTGACTCCCTAGAAGAAGCGAGGAATTGGGCTCGTATTAGGTTGTGTGCATGATGAATTATAATCTAGACATTCACAAGATGAGCTATAAGATGAAAAAGAGAATGAAAAAGATGTACGGCAAGCATAAAGCATTTGAAATTGCATTTGGTCGGCAGATGGTTAAAACTATTAAGAAATTAGTTGAAAAATGTTCATAACTTTAACAAAATGCGTACGGATTTTCCACAATGGTTTCTATGGTGTTATGAGAACGAAAAAGACAGTTGAAAAGTTACATAATATATATTATCAGACGTTACTTTCTAGATACTAAACAGACATTTTATACAAGAGGATATATTCGATAATGGGTGCAGACGAGAAATTTGAATCAAAAATGATGATTCTTTTTATATTTCAATGCATGATCGTCATCATAAATCTATCATTTGGATGGTGGCTTCCATGCATAATTTCTATGCTATCAATATTTCTTATTCCTTTCTTGCTCATAAGGAAGGATCTTCATCTTATTCATGAAGAATTGAGAGAAGCAAATATCATAGCTAATGAAGCCAATCTAGACAAAATCAACAAAGAATTGGAAAAAATAAATCTATGTCAATAAGCAACAAAGAAATTATCGTTAAGCTTTCTGAATACCTCATGAAGCAGGATCAATACACAGTATGCAGAACACTTGCAAACCTAATGATCGATTACAATCGCTTGGATAGTCCTGAACAAATGGACGAAGATGAGGCTAAAAGATTAGCTCTCAGAATTTCTCTTAATGCTGAACAAATTAGAAAATTTGCCAGAGGTGAAGGGGAAGGAATTCCTTTTACCAATATAAACATGGAAAATATGAAATTTTAGATGGAAACTAACCTAGATAACATATTCGATCGAATTCAAGACGACGATGAATATCAAATGCAAGCCGTAATTCATCGCATTCTAAGTGGACCTGAGACAGATCCAGAAATAATTTTGGTGGCTTGCCTTGCTGCCATACAATCAATCGTTATGGAAATGGAAAATCCTAAAGAAGAAATTGAATCATTATGCCATGATCTTCTATCAGGGACCTTGAAAAGAATCAAACAAGAGAACGAACGAAATGACATTTGATGCAAAATATGACCTCATAACTTTCGTTCCATACAATATGAATCTAAAAAAATTAGATCATAAAAGGGAGAAATACTTAGACAACTACTTCAATCTGACAACTCACTTAAAGCTTAATTGCTGGTCCTTTCAGGAAAGAAACCTAACGATAGTGGATGATAAAAGAATGGGCCATGAATTATGGAATGGTAGAGGCTGCGCTGTAAGAGTTTCATATCCTTATGTTACTTCTAAAGAATTTGAATGGGTAAGGCATATTATAAAACAGGATTTGAAAGCATGAAATTGGAAGATGCAATGCATTATCTTAGATTAGGAGATAGAATATACAGGAAAAGCGATCCTGATAAGGGATCATTATGCGGTACTCCTGAAAAGGTTTTTGGTTCTTTTTATCTAACTCTTTTTGATGTATTGGCCGAAGATTGGGAGAAAAAAGAAAAATGAGTCACATAACTACCACCTCTATGCTTCCTCCTCCTATTCTTCAATATTTCAATAACCTTCTTTTGTCTCGGCCTATGCCAAAATTTTATGATGATTCGGAAACTCTTTGGAAAATTTACCAGTATATCAAGTCAAAACTCTTCAAAAAAGCAAAGAATTGTCCTAGAAGAATGGAAAAGCTATTGATTTTAGAACAACAATTTTTAGAGGAATATGGGATCGCGAAAGCCAAAGAAGAAGACATTAAAGCAAAGACAGGAAAACCAGCTAAAGGACCCTTTTATTACATTGGGTGCATTACTCGAAAAAACGAAAAAATATTCTCACGAATTAGATTTAAGTAATGATCCTTTTAGGTTTCCAAATTCTGGTTCTACTATGAGGTTTAGAAAATGAGCGATAAATACTGCGGACTTTACGTCACTTTTGAAAAAGAGATAAGCGGTGAATATCTTGAAATAGTCAAGAAACTCATTAGTTCCATAAAGGGAGTGGTCAGTGTTCAGGAAAAAGTATCTGATGTGGATCATTGGATAGCAAGAGAGCAGACTAAACATGAATTGAGAATGAAGCTTTTTGAGGCTCTGAAATGAAACAAAAAAACCCTGATAAATATCTAGAAAGATTGGGAAAAACACTTCTAAAACCTATTGAACCTTTCCAAGGATCTCCTAGATTACAAAACGTTTATGGAAGTGCTCCAGTTGAAACCTATGATAAATTAATTTTCCTAGATAAAGATAAGGAAAAAGAATGGGAAGAAATGGATGAAGCGACGAAAACAAGCTGTCTAAATCATTTGAAAGAAACATGTTCTCAAATGGAAAATAAACTAGCTATTGAGCTTCTTTGCCATGTAATAAATGATCTTTCAAAAAGATTAAAAAAACTGGAAAAAGACAAATAAAGGGGTTTCCCCCTCTATTTTATTTTCCAATCCCATTGAGCGACCGTTCTAGCTATGATTATATCTCTTTGGTCATTTGTTATTTTTCCACTTTCTACGTCTGGTTTTAACTCTGCCCACACTTGGTATTCAACCTGTGTCATTAGACTATGCATAATATCTTTTGTATTCTTCTTAACAGCGACTAAGCCATGAGTACTGACGTCATCTTTGCCTAGACGAATTACTTCTTGATAAACTTCTTCAGCCTTTTCAATGATATCCTTGCAATACTGAGTATTTATGATTAAATCATTCTTGCAGAAGGTTCCATTTCTGTAAGGAGACTGAATGTGATCATCATCATCGGCTCCTAAAGATGTTATGTATGCTTCAATAGTATCTTTATCATATGTTTGTCCATCAGGAGCGAGCATAGGGATAGCACAAATATCTTGTGAGATTGGGCAAATAAAGTCTTCAAATTCTTCGCGTCCATTTATGAAGTTTTTGAATATAGGATACACTTTGCTGATGATGGCGTCAGCTCTCCATTGGGCAAAATGATCAGAGATGGATATTTGAACTCTAATCTTTTTGTTTATGCGATTTTTAAGCAATATTCCACCTAAAGCCATCCCTCCAAGAACTCCAAATGTAGTACCAGGCGCACCACCCACAGGACCAGCAATCCAGCCTATTGATCCAATTCCACCACATACAACCGTACAAATTGTCATGATCTTAGCATTCTTTAGCTTGTCATGCTTAAGAACTTCAATCGTAGTAGTTTTTTTGACTAGTTTTGCTTGTTTAGGATGATCATTTCTATAGATCCTTACTCTTTGTCTATTGGCATAGCCGCAATACAGCCTAGCCGTTCTTTCTGCATCACCATCTAGTTTAATTGAATCAAAAGGAATATCTGTTTTTGGGATGATAACTTTATAAAACTCAGGGAGGATATCATTATTTTTCTGCTTAGGGATTTGCGTTCCCGAGGAAGAAGAATGAGAGTATGATGATCCTGATACTGATCTTGAAGCTGACATAATTACCTATTTTGTGTTGATTTCCATCTTGTGAATTCTATTCTTAATTCGACATCTTTTCTAAGTTGATCGGGGTCTATTCCGTATTTTCTTAGGTGCTCGAAGTCAAACATTTGATTGCTTGTAGGTCTTTTAAATCCAGGAGGATTTTTATAATTTGGGTCCAATCCAGGAAAGTAAGGACTGTCATAAGGACATGTTCTTCCGTGTTTTTCATCTTCAGACTTCATATAGGTTGCAGTCATTCTAAATGGGATGATTAGAATTCCTAGTCCTACAGCATTTATGAAGTACTTTAGAAGAGAAAAGTTTGAGAAACTTTCATCAAATTCTTGATGCTTGTCTGATTCCCATTTCATTCTATCTTGGATTGCCTCGATAAATTTTGCTGTATTGTCTGGGAAGGATACTAATGGTATTAAGTGTGTAATCTCAGCAAAAGTTTTCTTTGGCTTGTTCTTTGCATCTAAATCATATGCAAAAGCCTCAGTAAACAAGTGCCTTCTTAGGCTTATGTCTGACATGATAATCTCATATTTTATAGTTCTACTCTGATAGGTTTGTTAATGGGCTCATAAATCTCATTCATGATACTGCAATTTACATAATGGTAGCTGAAAATTCCTGTCTGACCTTTGACTTCTCCATATCCTTCATGAACATGTCCGCACACATGTAGTTGTAGAGCAAAGTCCCAATCTATATGCTTTTGAAGAGATTTGCTTCCTACATGCTCGTAGTTGTCTTTTTTGGGGTCCCAATATCCTTGGGAATTATAGCGTTTTACTTTGTCTAGATTTCCATAAACAGGGGAATGAGTGATTAAAATAGCAGTGTCTTTAGGTATTAAGGAAAACTTAATAGCTAGTTCTTCCTCTGTATCAACTGTGAAAGCTTTACAATGAGGATTCATATTAGGGAATGTTTTAGTCCAAGGAGATCCCCAGATCTTCAGCCCCTCGAATTCGGTTCCTGAGTCACAGAGATATTCTATTCCACAGTTAGGATTGAGTTTTGTCCAACATTTTTCAATTTCATTATCATGATTCCCTGCGACCAATATTTTCTTGGTGTAATTTTGTTCCGTTAACCACATAAGAAAAACTAAATATTCATGTGGTTGATCTTTAGCCGTCAAATCCCCAGCCACAATAAGAAGATCTCCTCCTTGTAGCTTGGGAAAGTCTCCATGCAAATCCGATATGCAGTCAATAATCACTCGTAAGTTCCTTGAGAAAAAGATTGACTATATCAGGTGAACCGATTTCCTTTTAATTTTTTTTGCGCTACGGTAACGTACGAGCACAAATTAAAAAAAGGGTTATTAATGGCTCCTCCTAAAGGAAATAAGTTTGCGGTAGGTAATGGGGGTGGAAGACCAGCAATAGATTTAAAAGCTCTGGCACAAGAATTGATCGATTGGTCCTATCAACCAGATGCTTTAAATCTAATTGGATTTAGTTCACCCAAGCGAATGAGTGTTACAAAACTACCCGATTATGCAAAGAAAGATGATGAGTTTAGAGAGGCTTTACAACTAGCGAAAGAAAACATACATCAAAATCGATTTAAAGCTGCTTGCGCCGAGGTAATTCCTGAAGTATTTTATACACGCAGCGAAGGAATGTATGATCCTCTGTATAAGGCACATATAAGAGAAGAGAAGAAGTTTGAATCAGATCTTCGTAAGTCTGAAGAAGGCACAAAAGAAACAACAATCAACTTAATGGTTCCCGATGGTCTTGCAGCTGGACTTAACCTTTCAACCACGAAAGTATCAACAAAAGATAATTCATGCCCTAAATAGCGGAATAAAACGCGCTGTATGGGTAGTTCATCGAAGGGGAGGCAAAGACGTAACCGCATTTAATTGGTGCGTTATGCAACTCCTTCTTAATCCTGGTTGGACGGCATTTCATATTTTACCTACTTACTCCCAGGCTAAAAAGGTCATATGGGACAGCTCAACCAATGACGGTAAGAGAATACTCGATTACATACCAAAAGAGATTATAGAGGCTAAAAACGGCCAAGAAATGAAGATTAGATTCACAAATGGATCTATGTATCAGCTCATTGGCTCGGATAACATTGATAGCCTTGTTGGTTCTAATCCTAAGATCATCATCTTCTCGGAATATGCTATTCAATCTCCAGCCGCTTGGGCATATCTCAATCCTATCTTAGAGGTCAATAAAGGCTATGCCATATTCATCTCTACCCCTAGGGGTAAGAATCATTTCTACGATCTAGTAACCAAAGCTAAAACAAATCCCAAATGGTTCTGTGAGGTTCTTTCTGTTAAAGATACAGGAGTTTTATCCGAAGAAGATTTGAAGAGCATTCAAGAAGACAATGGTTTCTCTGATGAGCATATGCAGCAAGAATACTATTGCTCATTCAACCGAGGTATCGAGGGCTCTTACTATGGAAGAATCATAGAGAAATCAAGGGAAGAAGAGCGTATCTGCAATGTTCCATATAATCCGCGTAGCCCAGTGCATACAGCTTTCGACTTGGGCTATGGGGATTCTACCTCTATTACTTTCTGGCAGGAAGTGGGCGGGGAACTGAGGATAATAGACTTTTATGAAAACCACGGTGAGAATTTGGCTCATTATGTCAAAAAACTCCAAGAAAAACCTTACGTATATGGCACTCATTACTTCCCCCATGATGGTGGTTCGGGTTCATTACAAACAGGCAGAACTATGCAAGATATTGCGTGGGAACTTGGTCTTAAGACCACAGTCCTAGAGCGAGAAAAGGATGTGCAGGTAGGAATCGAAGCGGTTCGAACCATGTTAAGCATGTGTTATATCGACCAAACTAAGTGCGCCTACCTCATTAAGTGTCTAGAAAATTACCATAAGAAATACAATGAAAAGACGCAAAGCTATAGTGAGACTCCCTATCACGATTGGACATCTCACGCGGCTGACTCTGTAAGGATGATGGCTAATGCAAGGATACAATTCGGTCGAGGACCTGGCTCAATGACTCCTGATAAGCTCAATCAACTTAAATCAAATGCAGGGTTCGGACCTAAAACCGCACCCATGAATCAAAGGCCAATGAACCCTTTCATAGGAATGTAATGGATTTTTTCTCTAGGTGTCGCACAACAGAAGAAGCTAAATCAGTATTTAGAATGCTTTCAAAACATTTCCATCCTGACAGAGGAGGAGATGCGAATTTGATGGTAGAATTGCAAAAACAATATAACGGATGGAATCCTAGCAATTTTAATTGGCAATCGCAGTTTCCAGATAATAGAGGATTTAGCACTCAGACAGAGAATTTGCTAAAGAATATGGAGACCAATATTAAAATTTTAGAAAATGCAGTCATTACAAAAGAAAGAGACATTCAATTACTTCGATTAGAGCTTGAAAACTTCCATGAAATGAGCTTTATTCAAAAAATACTTTGGTTATTTTTAGGCGACATATACTCAAAATCTTAAAAACTATATAAGAGAGTTTTTAAAGAGGTGATCCGTGACGAGTGGTATGTTAGAACGTTCTCAGGTTGTGCCCAACGTCTATTCTGGATATTACCAGGATGGGAAAAGAGATATAGTAGCTGAAGCAGATGGAAGATACCAGCAAAATCTTTCGGCATGGCAATTGTACTATTGGGAACAGATTATTGATAGAAAAGTCTATCTTGGAGACCAAAGATATCTAAATCTTTACTCAGGTCTCAGTTACGATCATCAAAAATTTGTATTCAATGCTTCCATGCCTGTGGTCAATATGGTCTGTGGTCGCCAAAGACAACACAGAAAAGGAACTCAACTCATACCCGTTCATGGTTCTAGTAGCAGAACAGCTTCACAAGGCACAAAAGTACTTCAGTCAGCCTATTCCAACGATGATACCTACAATAAATTCAGTGCTGCTTTTAAGGAAGGAGCTGGAATTACAGGGCTTGCCTTATTACACTCGTGGATTGACTATCGAAGAGACCCAATTTGCGGCGATCTGAGGACCGAGGTTTTCAGTGCTGACATGGTGATGATGGATGCGTTCTGGAGGGAGATGGACCTCAGTGACTGCCAGTTTATACGCACAAGAAAATACCTACATAAGCAGCAAGTTAAGCAAATGATGCCAGGTCGTGAGCATGATATAGACATGCTTAATGACCAAGCTTACTTTGATACTAAATTCACATTTATGCCTCAACAATACAATATAAGAAGGAAAGACTTCCTTGCTTATGATGAGTA